GGCAGTGGATTATCGACGAGGTCCGCGACCTGGCTGTCCTCAACCTGGTGCTCGACACCCCGAAACTGTCTGCAGGGATGCTGGAGAGCATCGATGAAGTGACGCTGGACTTCACCTCGTTCGATGCCCATACACAACTCTTTTTCTTCCCCAACGTCTGCGTGAAGGCCAGTGGGTGGCAACTTGAAGTCATCAAGAAGAAAGACTTCAAGTTCCAGAACTACGTCTGGGAAGAGAACGTCATCGACCACGACTTCCAGCCACTGGACGATTTCTTCACCATCACCCGCAGTCTCGACGAGGATGCACGCCCGCACTTCTCCATCACGATAAACAAGGTTGGCTCAAACCTGATGGGCTACATGATAAACTCAAGCCGGCTGTTCTGGCGAAAGGAAATGGAGACACGCTTCGAGGGCGACCATGAGGCCCGGCACGACTACCAAGCACGCCACCGATTCGACATCGCCGGCGAAAGCCTTACGCCAGGAGAGATAGAGGAGCAGCAGCAGAACCTCATCAACAAAATCTTCACCTTGGGCTACATGCTCCACCATTACAAGTCGCCCAGCCGGGCATGGGCTCCCATGGCCATGGACAACAAGATAGGCGAACTCGGGGAGTGCAACGGCCGAAGCGGCAAGTCGTTCTTCTTCAAGGTGCTCTCCTTGCTGATGAAGACGGTGAAGCTCTCGGGGCGCAATCCGAAACTGATGGACAACCCGCACGTCTTCGACCAGGTGACGCAGCACACCCAGATGTTGCTCGTGGACGACTGCGACCGCTACCTCAATACGGGCCTGTTCTACGACAACATCACATCGGACATGATTGTTAACCCGAAGAACAACCAGTCGTTCACCATCCCGTTCGAGGAGAGCCCCAAGATTGCCTTCACGACGAACTACGTGCCTGCAGACTTCGACCCCTCGAGCGAGGCCCGCCTGCTGTACATGGTATTCTCGGACTACTACCACCAACGCACCGAGGAGAACGACTACTTGGAGACCCGCTCCATACGAGACGATTTCGGCAAGGACCTCTTCTCGAAGACTTACTCAGAAGAAGAATGGAACCAGGATCTGAACTTCATCCTACAATGTGTCCGCTTCTACCTCTCGGTCTGCAGCGAGCCGGTGAAACTGCTTCCGCCCATGTCGAATATCATCTACCGCAAACACAAGCAGGACATGGGCGAGAACTTCGAAGACTGGGCACAGG